AAATAGACAGGATCAATGAGCAGCTTAATACTGCCAAAGAGAAAACTTTGGATATGCAGCGTGATTTTAATAACTTCACGATGGATATTAAAATTGGCGGGTTAAGTGAATTCGATCAGGTATATGCCAATATTGTAAAAGAACGGGATCAGCGTATAGCTGCCGTTGATGAATGGAAAAATAAATTTGCTAATGCCGCAACTGAAGCGCAGCAGTTATATGAACGTGCCATGAAAACCGGTGATGATACCGTTATCGCCAATGCGTTAGCAATGCTTGAACAAAGAAAGGCTGCGCAGGTTACTGCAGAGCAGGAAGCTGCTGCATCCCAAATTCAGATCAACAAAGACATGAATGAACAGCTGATGTCACAGGCTACGTTGCTGCAGGCTTTTAAGGCTGACTTGGATGAAATGCAAAAGCAGGGCGAACTGGAACGGTATATTGCTTATTTGGATGAAGAAAAAGCTGCCTTTTTACAAAATCAGGCTGAAAAGCAGGAATTGATGCAGCAGTATTATGACTGGCGGCTTGAAGCTGAACAGTCATATGCAAGTTTTGCACTGGAAGCAGCTAACACTTTAAAGGATGGGCTGGCACAAGGATTTGCTAATGCTATTGTTGATGGGCAGAATTTTGGAAAAACTTTGCAGAATTTGGGCAAAGAAATTGTAAAAATGTTTCTTCAATGGCAGGCACAAAGAGTAGCTGCAGCTGCCCTTAGCAAGATGATGATGGGACAGGAAACTGCTGCTGTAGCAGCGCAGGGAGCTGCAATGGCGACATCACTTGCGCCTGCGGCGTGGCTGAAACTGGTTGTTGAACCGGGCGCGTCTGGAATTGCTACGGGTCTTTTAACATCCGGGTTGAGTGCTGCCGCTGGTATTGGAACAGCAAGCAAAACTCTTACAAGTTTTGGCGGCGGAATTCAGGAAATGGGTAAGTTTGATTTTGGTGCAAATGGACTTGGTACAAAGAACTTTGCTGCCGGTGGCGTTGTTACTGCGCCTACTCATGCGCTAATTGGCGAAAAATCTTATCCTGAAGCGGTACTGCCTCTGCGCAGCAGCGTATTGCAAAAGATCACCAGCTTTTTGTTTGATGGTG